GAGGTTGATGCGCTGGCGGCGATCTGCGCGATCCCGGTTCGTGCCTATGAATGGAATGGTCGCGGTCGTCAGATGATGCCGCATGCTATTGACACGCCTCTCGGCCTCATCGCGCAGGAAGTCGAGCGCGCAGTACCCTTTGTGGTGCATGCGCCCTTAGCCAACGATCCCAATGTCGGCGATCTTCGCATGATCGAGCAACCGCGCCTCACTCCCTATCTTGTTCGCGCTATCCAGCAACTGACCGAACGCCTGGAGAAACTGGAGAATGATCGATCATGACCGACTACAATGATGTGCCTGCGGTCAATGCGCTCTACCTCGAACAACAGCAGGTGCAAGCCGCAATCGACTTCCTAGTAAACGGCGGAACGATTAGCTCGATGGTCATCGCGCCGCCTGTGCCCGATCCCTCCACGCCGGTATTTCATATGGCGGTATCTATCGTGCTGCCGCCGCCCAACCCGCCCGACTTAGTCGATACCGCGATGACGGCGTTACAGGCGCGCGAAGATGCGATCTACCAAGAACTCGCTGATCTCGGTGTCACCAATCCGCCTGCGCGGCGCAACCGCTAACGGATGGCCACCATCGGTCTGTGCGTGATCGCCAAAGACGAGGCGCGCGTCATACGCCGCTGCCTCGACAGTGTGCGGCCCCTGGTGGATTTTGTCTTGGTTTCGGACACCGGCTCGTCGGATGACACTCAGGAAATCGTTCGCGGGTGGCTGGCGGAGCACGTCGTTCCGGGCGTGGTTGTCGATCATCCGTGGCGGGATTTCGCGCATAATCGTAGTTTAGCATTGGCGGCCTTGCGTCAGCATGCGGAGATTGATTACGCGCTGATGCTCGACGCAGACGACGTGCTGATTTTGCCACCCGGTTTCGATCCAACGGATTTTAAGCAGATGCTCGCCGCTGATGTGTACAGCGTGCCGCTGCGGTTGGGCTCGATCCGTTACGAGCGCCCGCAACTGATCCGTAATCAAATATCCTTTCGCTATCGTGGCGTCTTGCACGAGTTTTTGGTCATCCCCGATGGTTCTTCCAGCGAGACGGTTGGCGGCTTTTATATCCAAGCCGGTGTCGATGGCGCACGCAGCGTCGATCCCCACAAATACCGCAAGGACGCGGACTTACTGTCCACGGCTCTGACGACAGAGCGCGACCCGTTTATGCGGGCGAGATATATCTTTTATCTGGCTCAGAGCTTGCGCGACAGCGGCGATCCCCAGAAGGCACTGCCGCATTATCTCGCACGCGCGGAGCTAGGGTTCTGGGCGGAAGAGATCTTTGTCTCGCTGTGGCGCGCGGCACAGTTGATGGAAGAGCTAAATTATCCAAGCTATCAGATCATCGGCATGTATCTGCGCGCCTGGGAGGCGTGTCCGTCGCGGGCTGAATCTCTTTATGGTGCGGCACGCTATTGTCGTGCCACCGACAGGCACCATCAGGGCTATCTGTTTGCAAGACGTGGCCAAGCGATTGCACAGCCCAGCGCGGGGCTGTTTATCGAGGCGTGGATCTATGATTATGGTTTGCTCGACGAGCTAGCCGTGACCGCGTACTGGACCGCAAACTATGATCGGTCGGTGACTGCCTGTCTGCGTCTTCTCGACGAAGGCAAAATGCCCGAAACCATGCGTGAGCGGGTCGAGCGCAATCTCACTTGGGGCAGGCACTTTTTACGCTCAGGTGAAGTCAATCACGTCTGCATAGGCAGCCATTCCCGACGCTGCTAGGCTGAGAGCCAGCAGAGGGGAGATCGCCGGTTAGGGCGATCATGATGCGGGCCGGGGAGGCCACGGCATCAACCAGCACGGTCATCGCGGCGACAACGCCGTTACCTGTCTGCCCCTGCCAAAGCCTGCGGGCACCGCAGAAGACTGTCAACCAAGGAGCATGTCATGAACGAACCCGTTGCCGCCACGCAAGCGTTCTCGATCACGTTGGAGGCGCAGCAATGGAACGGCGTCCTCGCGGCGTTGGGCGATGCGCCGTGGCGGGTGGCCAATCCGTTGATCCAGGCGATCAGCACGCAACTGCAAAATCAGGCGCAGGGCGTGCCAAACGGCGCGATGCAAATGCAGCCTGCGCCCTTGCCGACGCATTGATCGATGCGTTACCGCAAGCTGACGGCCGAAGGAGATATGCAATTCGGCCACGGCACGGGAGATTTCTGGCACAACCAGCCGGAAGGCGTCGGGCAGAGCGTCAAGACGCGCCTCTTATTGTTTTCCGGCGAATGGTTTCTCGATACGAGCGCCGGAACGCCATGGGGCGGTTTTCCGCTCAATGATCTCGTCGTGCAGCAGGGCCGCATCCTCGGCGTCCACACGCAATTGTCGCGCGATGCGGCGATCCGCGAACGCATCCTGACGACATTGGGCGTCGTCACCATCAATGACTATGACAGCACGACCGATCCGGATACGCGCGTCTTCGCGGTCAACGCGACGATCGACACGATCTACGGGCGCTCGTTTACGGTAAATATCTCGCAGATCGGCATCGCACCCCCGGTTATCCACGTCGCCTCGACACCCGTTGCTGCGGTCATGCCGCAGCGCCTGCCAGCGCCGCCCCTGCTGCGCCGCTTGCCAGCACCAAGGTAATTATTGAATGGCTGTGCCGATCACCAGCATCGATGCCAATGGCGTCAGTGTACCGTTGTTCGATGACGTGCTGACGTATTTTCAGGACCAGTACAAAGTAATCTACGGCAGCGATATCGATCTCGATCCCGACACGCAGGACGGGCAGTGGATCGCGATCATAGCCTCGGCGGTCAACGATACGAACATGACGATCGCCGCCACCTATCTAGCCTACAGCCCGTCCTTTGCGCAGGGGGCGGGGCTCTCCTCGGTCGTCAAGATCAACGGCATCCGGCGGTTGCGCGCCTCGACGAGCACGGTCCTCGTGCGCTGTGTCGGGCAGGCGGGGACCGAGATCGGCACTGCCTTGGTCGGCGACAATCTCAATCTCAATACGCAGTGGCAGTTGTCCACTGGCGTCGTCATTCCGCCTGAAGGGGAAATTACCGCCACCGCGACATGTACGGTATTGGGTGCGGTGACGGCGGATGTCGGTACGATCACGACGATCGTGACACCGGTTCTCGGCTGGCAGACGGTTTACAACGAAGTCCCGGCGATTGTCGGTCAGCCGATCGAGACCGATGCCGAATTGCGGCGACGCCAGACGCAATCGGTCGCCAACCCATCGCAGACCGTTGTGCTCGGCATCCAGGGCGCGATCGAAAATCTCCCCGGCGTGCATCGCGTCATGGTGTACGAAAATCCGACCGGCGCTGCCGATGTCAATGGCATTCCGGCCTATTCGATGGCGGCTATCGTCGAGGGCGGCGATGTGCAAGCGGTCGCGGGGGCCATCGCCTTACGCAAGACACCGGGCAGTCCTACCTTCGGCACGACGAACATCATCGTCTATGATTCGCGCGGCATCCCGGCCCAGATCAACTTTTTCGAACTGACGCTCGTTCAGATCAGGATCACGATCACGCTCAAGGCGCTTGCTGGTTATACCGCAGCGATCCAACAAGAGATCGTCGATCAGATCGTTCTGTACATAAACACCCTCCCGATCGGCTACGACAGTTTTTATAGCAAGCTGATCGCCGCGACACAGGTGCCCGAACCGGACGGTCTTACTTATGATGTCACGGTGGTGGCGCAGGCGCGGGACACCAACACGCCCGCGCAAGCCGACGTGCTGATCTCTTATATCGAGGCGTCTTATACCGACGCGTCGCTGGTCACGATCACGGTTATATAAGGGGAGCAACAGATGAGTGGACTGACGAACTACACCAGCCAGGGCTTGCTTAATCACGTCACGGGCAAGGCCGCGATTGCCGCGATGCGGCCCGCTTATGTCGCCTTGTTTAGCGCCGTGGGGCTCGATGACGGGACCGGCTTTACGGAGATCGCTGGCTCCGCTTATGCGCGTGTCACGACCGCCGCTGCCGACTGGACAACCGCAAGCGGCACCGCTCCCAGTACGGTAGCAAACGCCAACCCGTTGGTGTTTCCAACCTCGACCGGCTCCTGGGGCACGATCGTTGGGTTTGGTATTTATGACGCGGCGACGGCGGGTAATCTCATGGCGTGGGATTATTTCGGGTCGTTTGCGTGGTTCCCCGTCGCCGTCAGCGCTGCGTCGCCAGGGGTGATCACTCAGCCGAGACACACCTATCTCAACGGCGACACGGTGATGTTCACCATCGAGTATGGTGGCACTCCGCCGACCTTCAGCCAGGGCAATTTTACCGGTGTGTTGACCGTCGCCAACGCTCTGACCGATACGTTTACGGTCACCCAGACCGGCACGGCGGTGAACACATCCACCAGCGGTGACGGCATGGTAAGAAAATTCACCT